ACTGCGACCTGACGATTGCGTGGATGAAGGGCGCGGAGGACGCGCGCGACAAGGCGAAGGCTCGGATCGCGGCGCTGGAGGCCAAGCTGGCGAAGGCGGTGAAGGCTTTGGAAAGCATCTGTTTCGAGAGCGTGGGGGACGAAGGCATCTACACGGCCCGCGCCACCCTCGAAGAACTGAAGGGAGACAAGCCATGACCGACGACCTCAAGCGCGAGATCCAAGAGCTCCAGCAACAGGTTCAGTTCTGGCAGGAGCGCGCATGAGCACGGAAGCGCGGCTGGGGGAGATGATGTTGGCGCAGGCCCGTAGGGAGGGCCACAGGGCGCTTCTACCGAAGACCGACACGCAGGCCGCGTGGCAGTCGGAGCAGGCCAACGAGCGCCGCCAGATGCTTGAGGATGCCATCTTCGAGGTGCTGCGGAAAGCAGACCGCCCGCTGGTGTTGAGGGAGATCGTGCAGGCCGTTGACCCCAGCAAGCCTGATGCCATCGGGAATGCCCTGAGGCGGTTCAAAGCGTCTGGCGTGGCGCGCACCGTTTACATGCCAGATCGCATGGGGAAGACAAACATCGGATGGAGGGTCGCATGACCAAGCAGGCAGACGCGCCGCCGAGGCCGAGCAAATGACATACGAACACATCAAGCGGTTCGTCCTGCTCATGGAGGAGTTGAGGAAGGTAGAGCCTAGAGATACCGCGCTTGGACTGGTTGTGATGCCGAACCGTGACGTGGGGTATTGTCATTTCTTCGACCGCTACATCGGTGGAGCCTACCTGCCCGACATCGACGAGGAGGTGGCGCGGGCGAATGTAAAACGGATGGAAGGCGAAACAAAAGCGGAGCACTTAACCCGCTTCTGCGATGCGCTTGAGGCAGACTTTGTCCATCGCCACGAGGAGGCTGCGGCATGACACCGGAAGCTAAGGTCAAGAAGGTCGTAGTGCAGCAACTCAAGGACATGGGTGCTTACTACTTCTATCCTGTGACGGGCGGCTACGGGGCAAGCGGTGTGCCTGACATCGTGGGCTGCTATCGAGGGATGTTCTTCGGCATCGAGTGCAAGGCGGGCAAGAACAAGCCAACACCCCTGCAAGAGAAGAACCTAAAGCGCATCGCCGAAACCGGCGGTGTGGCGCTAGTTATTAACGAGGACAACATGAAAGATGTTACTGAGACACTAATGAAGGCGGTGCCAAATGACATGGACTAAAGAACACGAGGCAACACTACGATACTTGCGGCAGCAGGTGGACAAGGCAGAAGCCGCGCTTGCGCGGACGGACCAGCACCAAGACGTCAAACAAGACCTATGGCGTGCACGAGAAGAGCTGCGGGCGTTTGTAGAAAAACTAAGGGCAGAAGGATTCCAGATATGACGACGTTCTGGACAGTGTTGATACTGACTTACACGGTGCCGGGGTATGGTGACTTCGAGTCGCGCATCCTGTTCCCGAGTATGAAGTCATGCGGCGATGCGATGCTGGAAATCTACGCGCCCATGGAGCGGCTATACGGTGACAGCGGCGCAAAGTGCGAAGAGAGTGACATCCTCTCAGGCACTATGCGCCCTATCCCGCGCCCGGAGGGGCTGGGCGAATGAAAACAAAGAAAGATTACATGGAGCTAGAGCTGTGGTGCCATATGGCAGACAGCGTAGCGCCGAGATGGTCGCCCTACAGACTGCTGTGGAAATTTGGAGCTTGGTATGCACGGAGAAAACAACGTGGCCTATGATAACGACCCGCACCTCATCAACGTGCAACAGGAACGCAAGCGGCTCGAACGCCAAGTCGACGACATCATCTGGGAAGACGGGATCAACGACCCGCGGTTGGGACAGCTGATAACAGAACTGCAGCACATGCGCGAACTCGAAGAGAAGGGGGTGCTCTATGAACCAACCTTCTAAACCCAAACCACAGGTCATTGACCTATCAGGCAAGAACGATCCCGAGGCATTCACGCTCGCTCTGGCGGACACCTACAAGGGCGACAAGATCATCTACCATCGCGGGTTATTTGCGGGTGGTCGATACAAAGCCGACGCAGCTGCGGCACAGGAAGCAGGGCTCGTGGCCCTCGTGCAGGAACGCATAGATAAATCAGGCGATAGGCGGTTCGTATACATCGCACAGCGCACAGGGAAGAGGTTCAAGTGAGAGCAGAAGAACAACGGGTATGGGCCTACCTACTGAAGAACAGACAGGCCACGGTGGAAGACATAGTGCTAAACTGTGACGTGAGTTTAGGGGAGGCGGAGAACTGCCTATCCCGTATCTCGTCACCCAACTGGAGAGAGGAGGTTAGTGTGTACACTAACAAAACACCAAGCGCGTTGGACAGCCAAGTTGGCGGCGCGCATTATAAAGAGATGGTCGTGCAGCCTTGGGAGGCACTGGAGGCATGGCTGACCCCCGCGGAATACCGCGGCTACCATAAAGGTGTAGCCATAAGCTACCTCGCACGGGAGCAGAGCAAGGGTGGGATGCAGGACATACAGAAAGCCGTGCACCACCTACAACGCCTGATCGAAATGCAAGGAGGCGAAGATGCCGGAGACAATACCGAAGCAAGTCCATCCTTTGCTTCGAGACGCTATCAAACGGTTGGGTGATGACTGGGAAATAGTGAAGAAGCGAGATCACTACTTCCTACACCACAACGGTCGGCGGGTTGCTTGCATCGGCAACAACTCGTCGAAAATCAACGACTATCACGCAAAGAAAAGCCTGCACACACTGCAGCGATACATGGGGAGGTCGTAGTTATGTCAGTAATCAGAGTACGCACTTTCGACTTAGGGTCTTTGAGTTACCCCGATAGTTGGGATGTTCCTAGTAGAGGTGCTAAGTGTGTGGTGTGTGGGGGCGAGGTAAAAATAGGAGATACGCTGGTAACCTATGACGCTGCTAGGCAGCACAAAACGGCGAAGGGTTGGATCACTAGCCTGTATATACACCCAACATGTGCTGAACACCTCACAACCTCTGTAATCCAAGACCTAGCCAAAATAGTCGACGCCGAAGGGTTCGTATTAGGAGGCTACATGGCACCTCGCGCGGATCGTCTAACGAAGGCTATGGATAAGGTTATATTTGCGGGTAGCGTCTTAAAGCCCGCACAATAACAAAGGAGAACACGAATGGACCTGATAACTCTGGACTTTGAAACCTACTACGACCGAGACTATTCGCTGTCGAATATGACGACAGAGGAATACATCCGAGACCCACGATTTGAGGTGGTCGGTGTCGGCGTGAAGGTCAACAACGGCGAGACCGAGTGGGCCAGCGGGACCATGGGGCAGATCAAGAAGTATCTGCATCGGTTCGACTGGGCGGGCAGCATGATGCTGGCGCACAACACGATGTTCGATGGAGCCATTCTGGCGTGGCACTTCGACATTCACCCCAAGGCACTGGCTGACACGATGCACATGGCCCGTGCGCTGCACGGCGTCGAATCTTCCGCATCCCTCAAGGCTGTCGCGCAGCGGTATGGTGTTGGTGTCAAAGGCACCGAGGTGGTGCGGGCCATGGGCAAGCGGCGCGAGGACTTCTCTTCTGAAGAACTCAGCACCTACGGGGACTACTGCATCAACGACGTCGACCTGACGTATAAGTTGTTCCGCACCATGGCAAAGAAGTTCCCAATGAAGGAACTCAGGCTGATCGACTTGACCCTGCGGATGTTCACCGACCCTACGTTGGAACTGGACAAGGCACAGCTTGAGGCGCACCTCGCTGCGGTGCGTGAGCGTAAGGAGCAGCTGCTTGTCGATGCAGGGGTTGAGGACAAGGGTGACCTCATGTCGAACCCGAAGTTCGCTGAGATGCTCAAGGGGTTTGGTGTAGAACCACCGACGAAGGTAAGCCCCACAACGGGCAAGGAGACCTTTGCCTTTGCCAAGAACGACGAAGCGTTCAAGGCGCTGCTGGAGCATGACGACGACCGGGTGCAGGCTCTCGTGGCCGCACGGCTGGGCACCAAGTCCACACTGGAAGAAACAAGGACGCAGCGGTTCATCGGCATCGCCGAGCGCGGCAACCTGCCTGTCCCTGTGCGCTACTACGCTGCACATACTGGCCGCTGGGGTGGTGACGACAAGATCAACCTGCAGAACCTGCCGAGCCGTGGGCCAAACGCCAAGGCGTTGAAGAAGGCAATCATCGCACCCGAGGGGTACACCATCATCGAGGCTGACTCAGCGCAGATCGAAGCCCGTGTGCTTGCATGGCTGGCCGAGCAGGAAGACCTTGTTAGTGCGTTCACTAACAAAGAAGACGTCTACAAGAAGATGGCGTCGACGATCTACGGTGTAGCCGTGGACGACGTGACCAAAGACCAGCGGTTCGTGGGCAAGACCACAATTCTCGGTGCGGGCTACGGCATGGGTGCTGTGAAGTTCCAAGCGCAGCTAAAGACTTTTGGCTTTGACATGCCACTCGACGAAGCACGGCGGGTCATCAACATCTACCGCGACGCCAACTGGAACATCAGCAACCTATGGAAGCAGGCACAGAACATGCTGCGCTACATGGCACAGGGCGACAAGATCACATTCGGCAAGGCTGGGGTGATCGGAGTGGACCCCGCCAAGAAGGCACTGATCCTGCCGAGCGGCCTGCCGATGTATTACCACGATCTGTTCGCGGTCGAGGAAGAGAAAGGCCCGCAGTATTACTACAAGACCCGTGCGGGCGACAACAAAATCTACGGCGGCAAGGTCGTAGAAAACGTGTGCCAAGCCCTCGCGCGCTGTATCATCGGTGAACAGATGTTAAAGATTGCCAAGAGATACAAAGTAGTGTTGACTGTTCATGACTCCATCGTGTGCTGTGTTCCCGACGCCGAAACTGGCGCGGCCAAGGCATATGTCGAAAAGTCAATGCGTTGGGTTCCGGACTGGGCCGCTGGCCTACCCGTGGACTGCGAGGCAGGAACGGCAAAATCATATGGGGAGTGCGAGTGACGTCAGATATTTGTAGCGCAGGCCCGCTTGGCGACATGTTAGATGCGTGGTCAATATCTATGGGGGTGCACCCAGCGTTGAGTGATCTCGTGGTGGCCGGTTTGATATCTATGGCGGATTCTACGGATGAAGGGGAGCGGTTTAGGGCCGCGTGTCACCCGCTAATGCCCCAAGCAAAACTAGTCACGATGCAGAACGATACGAGTGAACGTATCAGGGAAGTCGTAAAGCGCATCTTGGCGTATGAAGAGGAAAACAAATGAGCGCAGCGCCTTGGTCCTACAGTAAACTCAAAGCCTTCGAGACCTGCCCCAAGCAGTTCTATCATGTGAACGTGCTCAAAGAGTTTCCGTTCGAAGAGACCGAGGCGATCCGTTACGGGTCTGAGTTCCACAAAGCTGCCGAAGAGTTCATGCGGGACGACAAGCCGATCCCGCCGAAGTTCTCGTTTGCAGCCAAAGCCCTGCAAAAGCTCAAGGACAAGCCGGGTGAAAAGTTGTGCGAGCGTAAGATGGGACTTACTGAAAACCTAACTCCGTGTGGGTTCTTCGATAAAGACGTTTGGTTCCGTGGTATCGCCGACCTCATCATCCTCGACGGCGACCTTGCATGGATCATTGACTACAAGACGGGCAAGTCAGCGCGCTATGCAGACAAGGGCCAGCTAGAGTTGATGGCACTGACGGTGTTCGCACACTTCCCGCAGATAAAGCGCATCCGTGCGGGGTTACTGTTCGTCGTGGCTAACGATCTCGTGAAGCAGGGCTACACCGAGTTCGACAAGGAAGAGCTGTGGCGCAAGTGGCTGTCGAAACACTCTGCCATGAAGAAGGCTTTTGAGGTAAATGTATGGAATCCAAGACCGAGCGGATTGTGCCGTAAACACTGCCCGGTTCTAGAGTGCCCCCACAATGGAGCAAACTGATGCCGTACAAGAACAAGCCCCGCCCGTACAAGAAAGAGTACGAACAGCAGAAAGCCCGAGGCGAACATGCTGATCGCATGGAGCGCCAGCGCGCTCGCCGTGCGATGGACAAGACAGGTAAAGACGCTAACGGCAACGGCAAAGCCGATAAGCGTGAGGGCAAGGACGTCGCCCACAAGAAGCCGCTCGCCAGAGGCGGCACCAACAAAGACGGATACACCGTCCAAAGCCGTAGCAAAAACAGAGCTGCAGGCGGTGCGCTGAGCAGCCCCAAGAAACGTTAGTGCTGCACTAACACTGGAGAGAACATGAAGATCATCAATGGCAAGGCGCTGCTTTTGAAGTTGCGCAATCCAAACCGCGTCACTGAAACGATCCCAAAGAGCAAGGTGACGGGTCCGCATGAGGTAGCAGTAAAGTGGGGCGTCGACGAGGTGCAGACCCTGCGCAGTCTAGGGGTCAAGGCACCGTCCCCGATCTCTGGTCGATATGACTGGCCCGGTCGATACAGGCCGATGGAGCACCAGCGAACAACCGCCGAGTTCCTCACACTGCATAAGAAGTCTTTCTGCTTCAACGAACAGGGCACCGGTAAGACCGCCTCTGCCATCTGGGCCGCGGACTTCCTGATGAAGCAAGGCAAGGTGCGCCGCGCACTGATTATCTGCCCGCTGTCGATTATGGATTCGGCGTGGCGCGCTGACCTGTTCGAGGTTGCCATGCACCGGACAGTCGATGTGGCACACGGCGATGCCAAGAAGCGCAAGAAGATCATCAACAACGGTGCCGAGTTTGTGGTCATCAACTTCGACGGTGTGGAGATTGTCGAGGACGAGATACGCAACGGTGGGTTCGACCTCATCATCGTGGACGAGGCTACGCACTACAAGAACGCGCAGAGCAAGCGGTGGAAGTGCCTGAACAGGCTTGTCACTGAGGACACGTGGCTCTGGATGATGACGGGTACACCGGCAGCGCAGTCACCTCTCGACGCCTACGGCCTAGCTAAGCTGGTCAACCCCGGCGCAGTGCCGCGGTTCTTCGGGTCGTTCCGCGACCAAGTGATGATGAAGATCACGCAGTTCAAATGGATCGCTAAGCCGAGCGCAACGGAGACTGTGTATAACGCACTGCAGCCCGCCATCCGGTTCACCAAGGAGCAGTGCCTTGACCTGCCGGATATGACCTACGTGAAGCGGGCAGTCGAGCTGACCAGACAGCAGAAGAAGTATTACAACGAGCTGAAGAACAAGCTCGTGATGGAAGCAGCTGGCGAAGAAGTAACCGCGGTCAACGCAGCGATCGTGATGAACAAGCTGCTGCAGATCAGTGCAGGCGCAGTCTACACCGACGACAGGGCCACGTTGGAGTTCGACATCAAGAACCGCTATAACGTGCTGAAAGAAGTCATCGACGAGAGCAGCCAGAAGGTGCTCGTGTTCGTTCCGTTCCGGCATACCATCGACATCATCGTGGACAAGCTGCGCAAGGATGGGCTGACCGCCGAGGTGATTCGCGGCGATGTGTCTGCAGCGAATCGGACAGAGGTATTCAAACGCTTCCAAGAGACCCCTGACCCCAAGATATTGGTGATCCAGCCCCAGTCGGCGGCACATGGTGTGACTTTAACCGCGGCCAATACTGTCGTATGGTGGGGACCTACTTCGTCACTGGAAACCTACGCGCAGGCCAACGCGCGGGTGCACAGGTCAGGTCAGAAACATCCATGTACGGTCGTGCAGCTGCAAGGTTCTGCTGTAGAAAAACATGTGTACGCGTTGCTTGATAATAGAATTGACGTACACACAAAAATAATCGACTTGTACAAGCAGATACTTGACTAGCGTAAGACTAGCTAGTATTAAGAAGGTCCAGCTAAAGGAGAACACCATGAGCGATACAGCTGTATCGGTGGAGAAGCTGACGCGCGTATATATAAAAATTCGAGACAAGCGCGCAGAGCTTGCGGCCACCTTCAAGGCCGAAGACGACGATCTCAAAGCGAAGCAGGACAAGATCAAGCGTGCGCTACTAGACCACTGCAAGGAACACAACGTTGAGAGTGTACGCACCTCGGAAGGTCTGTTCTATCGCAGCATAAAGAAGCGCTACTGGACGAATGACTGGGACTCCATGAACAAGTTTATCATGGAGCACGGGGTGCCTGAGTTCTTTGAGAAGCGTCTGAACCAGACTGTTGTTAAGCAGTTTCTGGAAGAGAACCCTGACACTGTACCGCCGGGTCTGAACGTGGATTCGGAGTACGCAATCTCTGTGAGGAAGAAATGACGGAGAACAAAGAAAAAAGCCCATTTGTAACCATCGAGAGCCTAGCGCAGTATTTCTGCGTGTCGGTCTCTACCATCCGTGCGTGGGTGCGGCAGGGGCATATCCCTGAGAACACATACATCAAACTTGGCAACACGTACCGCTTCAACCGCGCTGCCGTCGAGCAGGCCCTAATGGGCATGCACAAGGAAGAAGAACCCGCCACCGCTACAGTCGGCGCGGTAGGTGCAGTCGGCGCGGTAACAGCTGTGACCGTGGCTGACGAAGAACAACTCGAATTTGATTTCGATGCTGACGAAGACGCGTAAGGAGAACGCAAATGAGTGATCTAGAACTCTTTAAGGGCAACAGCCTTGTGAACAGCGACCTGTTCAAGTCGCTGCAGAATACCATCGACAACCTCGCAGGGGGTTCGGGCGGCGGCATGCGCCGCATTAGCTTCCGCGGCTCACGCTTCCGTGAGCTGGTTGGTGGCGAACAAGTCAACGTGAACAACAGCGGATCGCTGAACGTCGTCATCCTTGATGCGGCCAAGGTTTCCCGCTCTTACTACGCTGGCACCTATGATGCCGAGAACCCCACACCGCCTACATGCTGGTCGGCAGACACCCAAACCCCTGCACCGGAAGTTCCGGCTGAGCAGCGCCAAGCATCGCGCTGCGCCGACTGCCCGATGAACGTGCGCGGTTCTGGGCAGGGTGACACCCGTGCATGCCGCTTTTCGCAGCGTATCGCTGTGGCTCTGGAGAACAGCTACGACAAAGTTTACCAAGTCCAGCTGTCGGCGACCTCGGTGTTCGGCGATGCCAAAGACGGCAAGATGCCGATGCAGGCGTATGCACGCTACCTCAAGGCACATAACGCACCGCCGCAGGCTGTGGTGACAACGATGTACTTCGATGAGAACAGCGACGTGCCGAAGTTGTTCTTCAAGGCCGCGCGTCCGCTGGACGAAGATGAGCTGCGTGAGGTGATCGAGCTGCGTGGTCACGAAGATGTGACCCGTGCACTGACCATGACTGTGTCACAGTCGGATGGCGTCAAGGGCGAGAAGAAGGCAGAGCCGAAAAAGGCGGAACCCAAGAAGTCCAACAACGTCCTCGCCGATGAAGATGAAGCCGTAGA